AGAAGTCTTCGAGCATTGCCATGTATTTTTTGTCATCACGAATCTCTCCAGTGTTCGCATCGTAAACAAGTTTGTTACGATATCTCGTCATAACGTCACGCAGATATTGTTCTGCTTTGACTTTAGGTAGATTACCCACATCGATGTAGAAAATTCTACGTTCTGGTGCTCTTGATAATCTGTAGATTACCAATGAGTCTTCAATCATTCTAAGTTGATTGACCGCTTTGATTGCCTTATGAAGATACGAAAGAGTAGATCCTTTTGTACGGTCTACAAGACCAGATGTACAATAAGAGATGGAATCCTTTGACATTTTGATTCCTTTAGTTCCACTCGCAGCACTTGGATTTCCTACTGGATACATTGCTTTTGGAGTGTACATAAAGTACTCCTCAATTTGAGGAAATGCATATTCAAGAGGATCTTGATTTGCAATACCCGTCAGTCTTCTTTGATTATCCTCTCCTTTATTAATATTCTGACGAACGAAACGCATTTTCATTGCGTCAATATATCTAAGCTCTTGAATACCTTCTTCGGGTTTCTTTAAATCAATAACCTTGTGGTAATATAATCTGCCATCAATATACCAGTTTCTGTAGATTTCGTGTGCTTTTTTATCAAAATCTAACAGATCAAGAATATGTTTAAATTCTTTTCTGATTTTTTTCTTTATACCATCGCTTGCGTTCAGATTTGAAAGTTCAATCTCTACAGGAGAATCATTCGTATCTGAAACGATTGCCTCATTTACAATATCTTCAATCGCACTATCCACTTCTGGGTGCAGTGCCATCTCACGATAGCGTTTGATTAAATCAAACTCAGTTCTATATACGCCTTCAATATCTACATAGCTGCCAAAAAACCCACTGCTCAAGTAATGGTCAACCCCGTCCTCATTATTAGGAGGAACGGGGGAGACCGCAGTGGGTGATTTTGGTTCGTTGTCCTCAATCGAGAAACCAAAAAGTTTTGCCATTATATGTTAGGGTCCGTAGCTTTCTACTATTTAGAAAGCTACGAAACCAAGAGATTATGAAACAACTTCGCCGTTCTGATCACCAGCTGTTGTCTCAGAACCAGATGCTGCCTCAAGGGATCCACCGATCGTGAAGTAGTTGACTTGGAACTCAACTGTAAACTCTTCGATGGTGTCGCCAGTGTCATATGACAGATCAATCTGAGAAATGTTCGTTGGGAAGATATCCTTGAACGTATATGTTCTCAGAGGAGTTTGATCTGCACCAGATGCATTGTTCTGGGTTGCTTCCTTTTGCTGACCTCTGCCCAGTTGTGATACGTGAGCATCAACCATGTAGGAAGAAGGGTTGGTTGCACCTGAGTTGTTGGTCAGTTTGTTAATACCATTCATCCACTTCTCGAACTGAGTTCTGATGATGAAATCTTCATCATTGATGACGGTAACTGTCCAAGTATCAAAGGTGCGGTCACCAGCAACTTTCAGAATGCGACCTCTGAAAGGAACGTCAATGACGCCATTGTTTGATGCAGGCAGAGCAGCTGCCTTGCATAAAAATCTGAAGTCCTCTTGTGCTTCAGATAACCAGTCTGCATCGTCTGCAGCAGTGGGGAATGATGGGATATGAACCTCAAACAGATTGGGGCGGGCACCGCCGCCAGCCAACCTGGTCTTAAAGTTTGAGATGGTTTTTAAGTTTGCCATTTTGCTTGTTCTCCGTTAAGTTGATTTATTCAATGATCAAACGCGACCAGCAACTTCATCGAAGCTGACACCCGTGCGGGTAGCAACGAACGTGAGAGTTACATAGTTAATCGACTTAGCGGGCTTCAGGTAAATGTCCGCTCTGAACTCATTATTATCAATAACATCAGGTGTATTGTTTGTTTCGTCACAAACAACCAAGAAGTCGAAGAGACCTCTCTTTGCCTGAACATCGCGCAGGTAAGGTGCAACGATATTGACGAAGTTTGCTCTTGTCAGATCATCGTTCAGTTCAAACAGTTGTGCCTTAGCAGCTTGTTGCAGTGCTTGCTCAATAGTCAAGAACAGGCGGCGAACGTTGATTCTGTCAAATGCGGATTGGAAACCAAGTGCAGTCTTATCACCAAAGAGGAGAATACCAACACCAGGTTCATTGATGATTGCGTTGATACGCTTAGGATAGAGGCGATCTCTCTGTGCTTTAGTTGGATTATATGCCAACTTAATAGCATTGTTCAGGATACCTCTTTGCTGACCTGCTGGTGAGAACCAAGGATAAGCATTAATCGCAGTACGAACCATCAAACCAGCAACGTCACCGTTACATGGAATATAACGGAACTTGTTATTGAAGCGGTCATAAGTGTACTTATAACCAGAGTCAAATACTGCGTATGAAGAGGATGACAGAGGACCATAGAATGCGATTACATTCTCAGTCTGAGTATTGGTATTAGTGATGTTAACAACATCTGATCTATGTGGAGAAATGACTGCCATGCAATCCTTTCTTTGATTTGCAATACCAATCAAGTAGTTTGCCTTTGCCTGTGTCTCAGATTTCTTAGAAAGTCCAGGACCCATCAGGAGGTAATCAACTTCAACACTTTCCTTATCGTTGAAGAGTTCATATGCAGTGGTGAGATCTCCAAGAGTTGCGGTTGCTCCACCAGCACTGCTGTAGTCTACACCACCTTCTAAAGTGAAGGTCTTGTTACCAACAACTGAGAACGTTCTATCTTGAGCAGGTTGACCCCACAGACCGTCTGCGAGTGATACTCCAGTATAGGTTCCTGTGGTTGTAAATCCAGAGTGAGTTGGATAGATTTGTGGTACTCCACCAACTTCTGCTTGATATGCAGAGGACTGGTTACGTCCGTAGAAGATGTATTCAGAACGATCGCGAATGTAATCCTTAAAGTAGATTGCTGCCTGATCTCTTACTGCATCAGATGCCTTAGAAAGGTTCAGATGAGTTTCAAGAATATTACCAGTGATACCAGTAACTTCTCCAAGGTCGTCAACAACTGCGATGTGAATGCCATCATTCTTACCATCACGGTCAGAAACAAAACTGTTTGTAACTGGTTTTGGTGCCAGTGTCTTCCAATAAAGAACGCTGTTTGTCAGACCCAATGTTTGCTCATCATACCAGTCTTGGATGATTGATGCGGTTTGAATCGCAACTGCTGTACCAGAAGTGTTAGTAACATTGATTGTTACTTCGCTGTTTGCACCACTCAGAGTAAATGCTCTGGTTGGATCATTTTCTGCATATGAGATTTGCTCAAATGTCGTTCCACCACCAACAGCAAGAATTCTTTCAGTAACTCTAACGTCAACACTTGACTTAGATCCATCTGTTGAGTTGGTATTAACACCAACAATGACGCCCTTAAGGATTGCATTTGTTGATGCAGTTGTTCCAACACCAATCAGTGCTGTGCCACTTAAGATGTTTGCAGTAACAGCAAAACCAACTGTCATTCCGATACCACTGAGGTCAGTGGTGTTGAAGAACAGTCTCTGGTCTGCAAAGTCGTCAATCTGACAAACTTTCAGTGAGTCTGCCCATGAACCAGGGTTTCTTGCAGCAGTGTAAAACTGTACGCTGTCGTCTTCAAAGTTGATTTCGTAGTCGTCTTTGCTCTTAATATTAATGCTTGTTGAAGCAATACCAACACCAGCATTTGCTGACTTTAAGTCGGCATCGTTTGCTCTAACAACTTTCAGAACTCCACCGTATGAAAGGAATGATGATGCAGTCATCCAGTACTCATATTGAGCATCAGTGGAAAGAGGCTTACCAAAATACTTGATCAGTTCTGCCTCTGTAGTAATATCGACTACCTCTTCAACGGCACCTTGTGGAAAGGGGCCAGCAATCGCGCCAATGTTGTCAAGAACATTATCCGCTCTTCCTACGGTTAAGTCAACTTCCCTCGTAAGTACTCCAGGGGATAATTGAGGAGTTGCCATGATTGTCTCCAGGATTCAGATTATCTAAAAAATATTTATTAAAATCTAAAGTTTAAACGGGGAAACATGACGTGAACTACCAGTCTGGGTACACATCGACTACTTTCTCTTCTCTTTTTTTAGCAACTCTTTTTATGGTACATTCCTTACACTCATAAGAATATGAAGAAGCAACTGCGCCTCTATCTTTTCTTGTTCTATAAAAAGATTCTATTAGGTTCTTAGTTTGACCACAAGTTCTACACTTCCTATCACTAAGAAGAAGGTGACCTAGTTTTATCTGACCGTCTAGGTCGTCATCAAACATCATTTTTCTGCTGCGTATAATGCAAATGTGGAAGTTGTTATAACAGTCATCATATTAGCAATATGTTGTTTAGTATCAGAGTCGCATTTATTGACCATGGGAAGGAAGCATCCAACTATAGTTACACCTACTATTCCTAACTGAAATAGGATAACAATTTTTATTAGGTTTATGACTTGACGTTTGGTATCCATTACATATACTCCCACATATATGATCTATCACCATATTCGTCAGTAAACCATCTGTCTCCATCACCATCAACGAAACTGTCACTATCTAGACCGTCAGAAATAAATCCAAATGGTGCCATATCTTGCTCAATCTGATCTCGCTGCTCTTCATATAATCTCTTTCTTACATCCTGATCAGTAAGCTCTTTAAAGTAATCTTGCTGAACCAACCAAGCATAGATCACCAAGCACATAGCAAGGTCATCATTACATCCTTCCTCTGCCTCAAATGAGTTATTCTTTTGAATAAAGGTAGTCAACTCTGAAAGAACCTCATAGTCTTTCATTAACAACTTATCTTCTTCAATAATCGCCTTGAGGTTGAGTGAACCAACTTTCTTGACAGTCTTGGACATCTTAACTCCAAGTTGCGTTTTCTTACCAGAGAATCCTTGCCCAACAATCTGACCCGCACGTCCTCTCATAGAGCACATCAGCAGGTTCTGATATTCAAGATCATAGTTCAAAATAGATGCTACCTGATCTCCTACATCATTGACCTCGCATAATACAAAGGCACCGTTATATGATTTTGCCACTTCCCAGATTACATTGGGAAAAAGCATTGGTTTTATCTCATTGTTTCTATATTTTGCTACTAACTTATGTGGGAAGTTTGTAATATCTACAACAACAAAGGCAGAGTAGTCGCCACCAACACCTCTGGCAACGTCAACAGTTACAACATAATCATGATCTCTTTCTGGTTCAAAGTAAACATCCAATCCAGCATTCCTAGTTTTTGGATCTTCATAGATCATAGATCGCAACTTACTAGGAGCAATCAATGTATCAACAGATCCTAGGAACTCACACTCAAACTCAACCTTAAACTGTTGATCTGACGTGTTAGCAATAGTCTGGCGTTTCCATTCAGCATCTCTTCCAGGAACTTCTGACCAGTGAACATCAGTTGGAATATATTCATTTGATCCTTTCTCTGCATCGTGCCACATACGGTAGAAATGATTCATACCATGTGGCGTTGAGACTATGA